TATTGCTCTCAAGAACGCAATCTCCGTCACTACAGCATAACTATCAAGTGCTTTCGTTACGGCTATGGTTGCTGGCCCGACCACCCCATCCGGCTTTGCTCCTACGGCCTCCTGCAACATCTTTGAAGCCGCGCCGACACCCATATTGACCGCTGTATCGAACACCAAAAAGTCAACGCCAGAAGGCAGGCTGTCGCACCGGCACTTGTCCCAGTACATACGCATATAGAATGGCGCGACCTTGTCCCGCGTCAGCCCTCGCATATCCGCATCGGAGACAGAACCACCTTTGAAGTCCTCCCAAGCCCTCTTTGTGACACCGAGGTTCGTCACCCCGCCAGGGTCTTTCGGGTGGTTCACATATCCGCCTTCTTCTGCCAGTACATACCCCAGAGCCTCTTCAAAGTTCATTTTTTCAGTGTTTGTGTTACCATCTGTCCGATTTTCTCAAGCCCACGAGATCCGAAGTAGAACCCATACACCATAGACAGCAGGCCTCCGATAGTATCAATCCAAGGCTTCAGCAGCGTGACTTTATCAGGCGGAAGCGCGAAGATGGTGCTGTAGGCAAGCACAACCGTCATCACCGTCAAGAATATCAGCGTCAGCGGGCGCACATTCTTTGACAGCCACGAATCGCTCGTCATGTCGTTAGTCTGCCGCTGCGTGACCTGCGCCTCGGCGTCCACTATCTGTTCGTTGAGCTTGAGACTGTACGCCTGCACCTGCTTCTCAAGCGCAAGCTGCATTTCCAGCCTGTCCTTATCGGTCGTGACGAACTTCTTCACCGTGTCACCTATACCAGCCACAAGCCCGCCGGTTGCCGAGTTGAATATGTCAGTGAGGATGCTCATTTGTCCATTGGGGCGCTGTTTCGCTGCGCGTTTAGAAGTTGTTTGATTCTTTCTGCCTCAGCGAGTTGACTTTTGTCGAGGTTAGCACTTGGGTCCCCGCTAATGTATCGGGCAAATATAGTCTGTTTCATAGCCTCTTCATCTGTTTCATACTTGGTGCCCTTAAAAAACTCCCGTTGTTTCTTATTAAGGACGAAGTCTGGGACAATACCATTTTCTCTCATGAACAATCGGGCTCCTTCATTACGCCCAACAGCATGCCGTTCTTTTGATGATAATCTACTATACGGATTGAAGATAATTCTTCCGTCTTCAGCCGCCATGCCGGCTACATGAGGGTTATTTTTGAAATAAATATCTTCGCCGGGGAACAACTTTTCCCTGACGTTATACCTATAATAATCCCCTGTAGCCGCAGGGGTAATTCCCCCTTGCATACCCATTGAGGTCAAGGCGTTTGCGTTTGGCGGCGCGAGGTGGTTTACAGGCATCTTACTTGTCCATTTTCTTATCAAGCTTGTCGTAAATCAAGTCAAGTTTCTCAAATATCCTGTCGGAAATCCGGTTAAAATCGTCCTTGCGCACATAGTCCTTGGCAACTTCTTCCCGGAACGCCGACACATCGTCCGTCAACGCCCGCACATTCGCCCAGATTGTTTTGCCGAACCACCCCAGCACGCTCGAGAACGCAGCGAGAGCTATATTGAAAATAGTCTGATCCATTGGGGTTATTGGGCTAAAGCGTTACGGTTTTCTTCATTTGAAAGTGCGTTGGTGACTTTACCGCCGGCCACGGTTGCGGGGTGAGTCAGCGCTTTACCCGTTTCTTTAACGCCGCGGGGCATGGTCAGCCGAAGTAGCGCGGCTTCGGCAGCGCGTTTGTCTTTACGGGCGATAGCTTTTTCAAACGCACGGGCAATGTCCCCATTTTCCGGGTTGAGCATCATCTTGGCTAACTTGTCCGCCGCTTGTTCCCCAAGGTACTCGCCGCGCAGGTGCATCGCCATGTTAGCGAGTGTGCCTTTTATATTCAGGATACTGATGTGCTTCCACGGTACGCCAACTTTGATGTCCGCTTTTGCCCCCGCCGTAGCCTGCCTGGCATATTCCCCCGAACGCTCAATCTCTTTGGCGACATCTCCAAACCGCTTCAGGTCGTCTGGGGTAAACCCAAGGTCTTCAAAGGTCTTGAAATTTGTCCGGCCAGTAGCGGCTTTAATAAGCGCCTCGGGGTCGTTGAGGTACTTGAGGTATGTGGCCTCACCGTTTTTCAACCGGATGTCGTCTACCAAGCCGCGCAGAAACTGCCCCACCTGCAACCGCTGTATTTCCTTGCTGTGCGAACCAAAACGCTCAACGGCCACGTCGTACTCCGGGAGTTTACCCTCCTGCCGCATCCACGCTTCAAGTTCTCTTTTTAGATTGCCAATGGCTCTTGCTTCTGCGTTCTGGAAACCAGACATTGAAGACTCGGTGATGGCGTCCGCCAGCTTCTGGTTAATCTGGCTGAGGCTCCTGCCGGAGAGCTGACGCGGGGGCATCGTCGCAGGTGGTGTGCCTTTGACGACTTTTGTGGGGCCTGTGGTTGTAACAGCCTCCCCGCGACGCGCGCCGTATGCCTGCTCTGATGCCGACTGTTTAACCCCCATTTCTGTTTTTGCAGGCCCTACAACAGCTTTACCTGGTTCCCCCGGTTTGATGCCGTAGGCTTTCTCAACTTCAGACCGGATCGCGCCCGGCTGGATGCTGAACTTGCGGCCCTCGGTTTTTGCAAGTTCAGCTGCTTTGTTTACTGCGTCGTTCGCCCTATCAAGGATGTCGTCCAGCTTCGCGTCGCTTTCTACCCACTTGGCGTCCACAGGCGCAAAGTCTGCCGCGCGGTCTGCTTCTCGTTCGGCTTTTGCAATTCGAAGAATTTCTTCATCGCGCGCCGTTGGGGTAAGGTGCGCGCCAAATGCTTCTTTTCTCTGCGTGCCTCTCTGGTACACTTCCGATGCGGCTCTGTTACTAAGCAGAGCTTTTTCTGCGGCGATAGGTTCAACCCGCTGGGAGCCAAGGATAATTGCCCCGAACGTGGGCTTGATACCCGGCACGTGCTCGATAGGAGGCATCCGAAGTTTCTGAAGTATGTCTGCTTCGTGTCCTTTGGATACTTTTTCTATGAACATACTTGGCGGGTCTGCAAAGTTCTGGAGATATTGTTTTACTCCGGCAACTCCACGTTGCGCGCTGCCAACAGCTTTGGACGCCAACGCGTTTACAGGAGCACGAAGCCGTGTGGCATTAAGCGCATTGGCGGGCAGCATAAACGGGTCAACAGCTTTCGCAGCCCCCGCCATAGTCTCGCCGGCGCGAACAAGCCTCGGCATACTTGCGGCGCGCCCAGTTGCTCCCACAGCACTCGCACCCCCAGAAAGAAGAATTGTAGCATCCGCCAGATACGCGGCGGGGTCGCCCGCAAAACCTCGTTTGATGGCGTCATAACTGCCATACCGTTTTGCGTAGTCTCCACCGACCATTTTGGCCATGTCAATAATCTTCGCCTGACCTTCCGGTGTAGCAAACAGATCGTATACTTGCTTGACTCGCCCGACCGGGTCCTGTATAGTTTCGGCGGTGGCTTTTGCCCAATACACAGGAACACTTGCCAGAAACTTTGCGCTGTCTATCAGAAGCCCGCCGATGGAACCGGGCGCATTCACCGCGGCAGTACGCAACGACTCCCACAGAGGCATTTCCTCCTGCGGCGCGCCTGACGCATCATCCCATTGCACTTTCGCCGGGTCAATATCATTTGGCGCAGAGACGGAGGCATCATCCCATTGCACCTTTGAAGGGTCGATAGTATTTGGCGCAGAGACGGAGGCATCATCCCATTGCACCTTTGAAGGGTCAATCGACATAATTTATGCTCCCGTCTGGGTTCATGATTACTCGTCGGCCATTATATGTACCAGTGGGTGCTGACCCCGCCTGCCCCGTGGAGTTTTTACCGAGGTTTTGTTCTGCCCGTCTGATGCCCGCCCGAAGCACGTCCTGGAACTCTCTCGCCGCTTTTTTGTATTCTGCTTCACTCTGCGATAGGTTCAGACGGGTGATAGCCGCTGTAGCTTTTTCACCCTCTACTTGAGTTATTTGGCCCCCTCCTTTCAATGTCTCGAAGGCCTGCATGAACGCTTGTCCCGTAACCTCCTCGTGACGGATTTTGAAGTCACTGGACGGAGTGCCGGAGATATGCCGACCAAAGAAGTTTAAGCCAACAGTTTTAAAGCCGGGGTGTTGTTTGATTTTTCCATCCCTACTGCCGATCATCTCATCAATCTTACGAAGGGCATCTTTTGCTGTGTCAATCGCAGCCGGTGCGGCGGCCTGCTGTTTGCCCAACACTTTGCCTCGCTCTTTTGCAGCGGCGACCTGCTCAGCGGTCAATACTTTACCATTTGCGCCTACGACAGGGGTTACGCGGCCATCGGGAGACACCATGCCAAGGCCTTCGACATACTTTGGCTGCCGCGCTCTTGCATCGGCCATATCCCGCTGATTAGCCCTATTGCCCGCGGCGATACGTTCCCGGCTGGCCCTGTCAAGAGTGTCGTTAAGATGCTGATTCATTTTTTCTGTGCCCATAGCCGCCTGTTGACGCCATTTTTCAAAGCCGCCGGGCTGTGCAACCATTCGCCGGTACTCCGCCAGTGACTCTTCGAGTGTTTTACCCATCGCGGCAAAATACTTGCCCATCACGGGGTCGTTGAACTGCGCAGTCAGCCATTGCGCTCCCGCCTCCGGGGTATTGACAAAGTCCAACCCCGCGCGGGCGTTTTCGATTGCGTCTTTCTGCGTAGCATGCCGGGTCTGCTGCATCTTTAGGTTGCCTTCTAGAAGCGTCATCGCAGCCGTAGGGTCAATGGCCATAAGTTCGTTGACCACTTCGGGGTCGTTGAGGTCCGCCCCAGAAGCTAAAGCGTTTCTTAGCGCATTCTGGGTCTGTACTTTGCGATGGCCTTCCTGCAAAGCAAGCTGGTTGGCTTTGATGGATTGTACCCGTCCGTACTGCTCAAGGGGGTCCTGCATCTGGGGGGCTTTCGCCTGAAGCGGAATTGAAGGATCTATTGCCATAGTGGTGTTACCAAAGGGTTCCAAGATTTGCGTTATATCTGGCGTTGATTGCGCTTTACTTCAGAGTCTTTATCAGCCCATACGATGATGCCATTCCACCGATGTTATTGAGCGCTGAACTCCATGCGTTTGCAGACCCTACCGTGCCCGCTGCCAATGCGTTCGCAGCAGAAGTGTTATACGAGGCCTGCGCGGCAGCAGAATTCTGTGAAATGTTGGCAAGGTTGGATCCAAGACTGCTGAGGTTCGCGGCCTGCCCGGCTGCTGCGGCCTGCCCGACGCCTTGAAGAGACTGGTATGGAGAAAGCGTGTTGGCGCGGGTGGTCTGGTATCTGTTGAACGCGTTCTGATACTCTTCCGAGGCAAGCCCCTGCCCGTAGGTCTGGGCGGCCTGCATCGCGTTGCCAGAAAGAAGCCCACCTCTCGCTGCGGCAGTTTTTTCCAACGCGCTAAGGCCTTCGCTCATCCGAAACGCGTAAGCGGGGTCTTGTCCTGCAAGGAACTGGTCGGGCGTGAACTCCGCTGTGGCGTACTTGCCATAGTCCTGCGCGTCTGCTGAACCACCTATGCCGAGGTACTCAAGCAGACGATTCTGCCCGGTTTCACCCGCCGCGACATACGGAGCCATGACCGCTTTCTGCTGCTCGTAGATGTCTTTCTGGACATCCGTCTGATATTTGGCAGCTTCTGCTTGAAGTTTAGCGGCTTCGTATGCGGCTTCAGCCTGTGTATTAGCCGCGCTTCTGGACGCACTGGCACTGAGAGCCGCACCGCCAAGGCCCACGACTGTTGTGCCGATTGCTACTGCTACCATACTCATATCGCTTCTCCTGCAATCTGTTTGATACTTACAAGCAATGGAGTTTCATGTTCCGGGAGAGATTCAAAGTCCGGCGCGGTCACATCCTCTACTGCTTCGTCTACGTTTGTTTTATTCGTTACATGAACCGTCACCCACACAGTCTCTTCGTGAATATAGAGCAATCGCTGTGTTCCCGCCGGGGTCATCCCGTAATAAGGTGCTTTCAGTCTAACAGGCCCATCTTCCGTCAGTACGCTTACTTCTCCTTTCAAAATAAAATAGGGGTGCGTGTACTTGTGGATTTTCGATACGATGATCTGGTTCGCAGGCATCGTGATTTCCCTGATATAGCACCCATTTCCGAAAGAGTGTTTCAGAGGGTTAATAGCCTCCGCGGCTTCGCCCTCGTAGGCGTCTTTATGCTCCCTAATTATAGCAAAAAGTTCAGTAATACCCTTACGGTATTCATTTATTTTTTGCAAATCTTCATTCATCAGTGCACAATGTATAGTGGTTGTGGGTCAACACCTGTGTCAACTTGGTATAACTGCCCGGCTATAAGCCCTCCTGCAATCGCTGCGGCGTTATTTGCATAGGTCTCAAGGGCCAGCGTCGGGTTGTCAAGGTCACGGGTGATTGTGTAGATGTTCTGGAAAAATCGGTACCACACGGGGGACATACACCCCGTGAGTGGGTCAAGCACAGGCACGCGAGCCGCAGGTATGGTCGTGATGTCGCTCATGCGTTTGTTGGTGTTATAAGGATTTCAGCACCGAGAATCGTGATGCGCACAGGGTCTGTCCCGGATACCTCGTATACCCTGTCGCGCAATTTTGTTGTCATGCCAAGACGGCGCCAGATGACCCGTTTGCCGTACTCGCCAATTTTACCCATTGAGAGGCAATGCTCATTCGACCATGTATGGCCGCCATCGTCCGACCAGCGCAGGCGTATTTTCGGGTCGTCACCCTGCCCGCTGACTGGTGCAACACCGGTCTCGCAATCAAGCTGAAGCGAGTGGTGGGATGTGCGTTTCAGATTGTTCTGCCCTGTAGGCAACGCCCTCCACGACCGGAGCCATTTCTGTGTACCGACGGCATCTTCGTATACGTCAACATCCAGTTTGTATATGTTTCCGTTGTTGTAATCCCCGACCACAGGTACGCCACCGAAGGCGCAATGGCAGTTCCCCCTGTGTCGGATGAACGCACCGCGCATAAAATTCGCCCGTTCGTGCCACGCGCCTGTTGACACATCGTACACCCATGTCGTGTTAGCGGTCGGAAAGTTCAGCACATAGAACGAGTGCCCTTCCTGCTGATACGTGTACGCTACGGCATCAGTAATGTCTGCATACTGCTGAATCTGCCATTCAACCGCGTGCGTTGAAATACGCTGTGGAATGTACCCGTTTACCCTGTACACCATCCCCCGACCCCTGGAGTCTCCACCGAGCCAAAAGAAGGTGTTGTCCAGCTCCGCCACAGAAAATGGTGCGGCGCATCCGGTTTCGATAAGCGCACCTTGAATAGGCGCAAGTGGAAAAGGTGTTGTCGCGGCATCGTACCAAACCTCGGTCGTTGTGTGGCCAAATACCCACAACTCCTTGTGCATCGAGGCTATACGGACGACGCCATCAGGCGAACCTTCCGCACTGGCAAATGAAAGGGCGTTCCACGACGTGCCATCGTAAATATCGGAAGCATAAACCTGTTGGCTGTCGGGCTTATTGACGAGAAAATACCCGTCAAGAAACGCTACCGACTGCGCACCAGGGAAGTCTACATCGGTGACTTCAGCGAAGGTCTCGGCGACAGAGTCCCATATATACGCCTTTGGGTTGCATGCAAAAAATACTTCAGTACCGTTATCGTCAATAACTATGGGGTCTGTCCCCGTGTCGGTCATTGTTCCAATAAGCTCCGGTGTTGCGTCTACGGCATCCAGCATATACACTTCCTGCCCCGACACGACGTAAAACACATTCTTGTTTGTCTGCGTCCACAATGCGCGAATCGGGCCTGTACCCATGTTCGCCAAGTACACCATCCCCGGGCATCTGCTGAGATACGCAGGTTCTTTACCTCCTTCCGGCACAACTTCCGGATAGAGGTTCACCATGCGGCTATCAGCTGCATTCGGGCTACGGGTGACGTAGCTTGAACCAAGAATTGGTGTCTTCATCAGTAATTGTTGGCGTATACATTATACCTCTGATGAGTAGCAACCATACTGTACGGCATGTTCATCACATCATCAGGGTTGTTGATGCGCTTCAGATTGCGTTTGCTGGTCATTGCGATACGCTGAATTGTCGGCGCGGGTTCTACCCCGAACTCCGGTGCAATCTCGCACGCCAGATTATATTTGAACGCCCGGAGGTATCCAGGGGGGAATGCCAGTTCAGTAGCCAGTGTAGCGGGTTGAGTCAATTCCTGCACGGAAACGACGTGCATCACAACGGGTGTTGTAGGAACAGGATACACGGTAAGCGTTATATCCGGATAACCCATCTGAGCCCACATCACCTGCGGATATGTAGACACTACACTTTTGAGCGCAATGGCGTTGTACTGCTGTTGATTGACGAGTTTAATACCAAACGACAACAGGTTGGCGGGATCCGTGAAATATGTGGCCGAGTCAACGCTTATGGGCCTATTGCCTACGGATGTCCCCGACGGGCCAAGAGTTACCGTTGCAGACCCCGCAGGCCATGAAACCTCCTGGTCTTCCGTGGCGAACACGGCCAAACGCTCTGTACTCCACGAGTCAATCATCTGATTGAGCGCGTCAAGCGCATCGTTCGACATCTCGGAAGAAGGGGTTTCACCTTCCGCTAAAATGCCAAGAAGCCTTAGTGCGGCGTTTATCTGGTCTCCAGCGGTGGTTGCCATGTCTACTCTTCTATTTTGCGCCGGCGCCTGCTTGCAGGCTTCCTGACGAGATTGTTTACACGCTCCTCTTCAACCGCAGGAGCGGGAACTTCAATTTCTTTGGCTTCTTGGTCAAGTTCAACCCAGCCATTACCCTTATCGTACTCGGCCTCCATTTCGGAGCATGCGACCTTGGTGCCGTGAATCGGGTGTTTCAAGTATATAACCATAATTCTGAAATTTTAAAAGGGGCCCGAAGGCCCCTATTGAAATTACTCGGCTGCCGAGATCGTCAGTGTACCACCATCATTCCACCACGCCCCAACTACGAGCGGGTCAGCAGACGGAAAAATAACATACCCGGTCACATTTCCAGTTACGTTGCCAGTTACGTTGCCAGTTACGTTGCCAGTTACGTTGCCAGTTACGTTGCCAGTCACATCCCCGGTAACATCATTGTTGATGGTACATCCAGAAACAGTAGCGCCAGAAATAGCGCCGCCGTTGATTTCGGGGTCGGAGTAAGCAACACCAACAGGTTTCGTGTTTCCCATAGTGTTCTCCAGTTGAAAATTAAAAAATGCCCCCTCCGAAGAGGGGGTTGTTTCGGGCTTAACCCCACATGCGGACAGCAGCTTCAGGACGAATCACACCGTACCCGTACAGAACGTCAATCCTGCAAGGCATTTTGTCAGTGCTAATATCGTACTGGCGGACAATCCTCAGCGAGATACCGTTGTGAACCTGACGCGAGGCCATATCGACACCCTGCGGGAGCAGAAGGTCAGCAGTAGCCATAGTGATGGCGTCCTTGTGATAGATAAGGTTCTGCGGGTACTGAGCAGAAGCCGAACCAACAAAGGTAACCACATCGTCCTCGGCGGGCATATCGTTGATGGTAGCCAGAGCCACGTTTGCATCGGTAGCCGAATCAGCCGGGTAGAAAGCAGGGCTGACGGAGAGTTCGGCAACACCACCTACGCTTGCAGTAGCGGCTGCGGTCACGACGAACTGCTGAAGGCTGCCGGTAGACTCGCGGGTCTGCGGGTTGACAGCGTAGACAGAAGCAATCGTGAACACCTCGCCAGCAGCGATGGTGGCATCTGCGCCAAGGCCATCGACCTCAATGGTGCTGGAACCCTCGGTAACTGCGGTATCGGTAACTGCGCCGTTGGTACGGGTACCGGTGCTGATGCTTTTGATGGACTGCGACATTGCAATCTCATTGTAACCAAGCACACCTTCACCCATCATGCCGCTCTTGAACTGCGAACCAATGGTAGCGCTGGGGTTGAAGAGACCCTTCATGCCCTCAACAAGGCCTGCGTTAGCGGCAGGGTTGACGGTAGCATAACGGGGGTTCATCGGAACAGCACCCTCGTTCAGCTTCTGCTGTGCCTGAAGAAGCACGAGCGAAGTGGCAGGGGTGGTGCCAGGAGTACCGACCGAGTTGTAGATGCTCTTGTAGGCGTTGGCCACGTCGGCATCAACAGCAGCGGCGAGCTGGCTTACGCGAGGCGCAAGAATACGATCCGCGAAGTCGTCAAGCGACAGCGCCATTTCGGCAGTGGTGAAGTTGACGCCGATGTGCTTCTGGCTGGAAACGGTGAGCGAGGTGCTCTGCTCGTTCTCATCCTTGGCATCGAGAGTGGCGCCGTCCTGCACGGTTGCACGGTCGGGCTTGCGGATACGCAGGGTTGAGCCAATCTTGGCCCCTTCTTTTGCGAAGGAGTCATCGTACTGGCGGTTGACGTTACGGGTGAGAACAAGGTTGTTCTCGAAGATCTCGAGGGCTTTCCTCGTGATCATATCGATAGTAAGAATCGAGTTGGACATAATAGTAAGTGTTTATTCTGTTAGCGGTTCCTGCGCGCTTCGAGCTGCTTGAGCTGCCGATGCCTTTCCGCCTCAATCCACTCCGATGTTGACATCACCTTTATTGACCTCGGGTCGGTGGTGTCATACGAAGGGCTTCCGGTCGTTCGGGCAGTGACTGGCGCAATTGGCACTGGCGCACTGGTTGTCTTTTTTACGGTCGGATTGGCAATCAATTTATCTTCAATCCGTCCGATTTCTTTTGCCTGCACGAGTGGAGGAAGTTTCGAGATACGGTCAGCTTCCTTTGGGTTGGACCCGAGGTAATACGCAATGTCAGGCCCTACTTCTGAAAACTGTATTGTCTGCGCCATCACGTCGGTTACAGGCAGTTTGGGGTTATATGCGACCTGCTCGAAGTCGTCATACTTGTCCCTCGCATTCTCTTCCCTGTCGTGATAAGCGGCAACAACTTCAGACTGGTGCTTCATCGCTTCCCTTTTTGCCAGAATCTCTTCGGCTTTCCTTTCGGCCAGTGCTTCTGCATAGGCTTCCGGGGTATCGAAGTAATCGGCGGGCGGTACATCTACCGCTGCGGGTTGCTCTGTGGCCTTTGTCTGCTGTTCTCTCTCCCACTTTCTCTGCTCTCTTGCAAGACGTTTGCCAATGGCGGCGTCAAGTTCCTCCTGTGTAAATGTTTTAGGAGTTTCTTGCGTCTCTACTGGCGTTTCTTCCGGCGCTGTAACTTCGGGTTCAGGTGTGGCCGTCCCTTCCTGTTCCGGCGCGGATGTAAGTTCCGCTAACTGTGCTTCTTCTACAGACATAACTTGAACAATTAAGTTCCCTGGTCAGCCGGGCCAGTACGGGTTCTTTTTCTTAAAGTCCTTCGCCGGGCGTAATGTACACGGCGGCAGTGGTGGCGGACCCGATGGACGCGGTAAAGTACGAATCCCCAGGGAAACTGAACACCTCATCAGTACCCGGCAGAAGAGGTATCCCATTACCAACTGTTGAAACAACAGCAGAATTGGCGGTCGCTTCAGCTGAGGTATGCCCAACACCAAGGAACACAACAACACTGCCTGTATTCAGAATACGGTACTGTAGGCGGGGCAGAATATTACCCGTAGCACTGAAGTTTGAGGTAATCTGAATCGGCGTAGGCGGGTCCTGCGCAGCTGTGATATTGGCTGTGCTCCCGTTCTGTAAAAATGCAATTGGCTCGCTCATATCGTTGGAATGTTAGATTTTACCGCCTTGCATTTGGCGATGTATTCGTCAAGTTTCTTCTGGTCACCTTCAACAATGGCGTCAATATACTCCGTAACAGGTGGGTAGGCCGCCGCGCGAAGCTCTTCCGGGCTCATCGTCGGAGGGTTTGGGTCAACCCAAGTGCAGGACTCCTCGTCAAACACCCAGTCAGGTTTGGGCTGGGGCATATAAAAAGCATCCCTTTCTTTGTCGTAAATCATTCCCTTACCTGCGAAGTTCTTTCGCATCGGCTTGCCATCTGGGTGCTGTCCTGCGTGGGTGTTGTAACTTGTCTGCACCCACTCTCCACCGATTTTCTTGACGAAAGCCTCATCGGCTACAATCACCTCTGTGACAACCCCATTCTCTATTTTAGCGTAATGCGCCATAGTATCTCCTTGTTAAATGTAATATTCTATGTAAGCGTAGCCAGACCCACCGTTCGCTGTTCCCGGTCCTGGCGAGGAGCTGGTCAAAGTACCCTGCGCTCCACCTGCGCCGATCGTCACGGTC